GTCCTCCAGGTACTGCAAGGCCGCATCCAAAACACTATCGTGCACTGCTTTACTTCCCGCCATTTTTCATGCCCTCCTTTACTGCGATGTCGATACGCTTGAAGAGNTCGTTGATGTCGANCATCCCGTTTTGGACTTGCAGACACACATCGTTGAGNGGCATNCGCATCATCTTGATCTGCATCCGCCTCGCCNNCTCAGCCTTTCGTTCCTCGTCCGTTTTAGCCATTTCCATCCTCCTTTATGGTTTCGCTCCCGATGCCGCCATCAGCATCATCTTGTCCTCTCTNGCCTTCATCCGGGCGACAATCTCGTCCTTTTTGGGATCGTCGACGTATTCGAGCGCCGCCTCCTGATCATAGATTCCCTGTTTGACCATTTCCGCCGCCTGCGCCTGCCGCGCCATCCGGTTTGTCGGCATGGTGGAGCCCGCCGCAACCCTCACGTCCACGTCCATCAGGTTGATTCCCGGTTCCTTCCCCGGATCTTTGGGCCTCAGAAGTTCAAGCGCCGCCGCCCATTTCTGGCTGATCTCCTGCTTTTTCGCCTCTTCCTCTCCCTGGTCCTTCGGCTTCCCCAGGCTGTTCAGGGCTTCAACGGCGCTCTCCTGCTGCTGCGACTTCTGTTGGTCGGGCTCCCAGGCTCCCATCTCATCCTCCTCGATCAGACGTTCCCACATCTGCCGCGGCCAGTTCCGAAGGATGCACGACATGGTGACTTTTCCGAGCCTGACAAGGGCTGCTTCAAGCGATCGCGTGAACGGCTTGCTCATCATGCCGCCCATGTCGATCAGGGCCAGGACGCTTTGCATTGCGGGCCTTCCGGGGGGAAATTTCCCCTTCATCACATCGTGCATGTCGTACATGTCGTCGATGTCGGCCTTGGCAACCGCCTCCAGGTTGAGAGCTTCCGCCGAGGTATTGCCGGGGAGCAGACGCGTAGGAGGGAATGGAGCATCTTTCCCGACCTTGATGTAGTCGCCATGAATGGGATCTTTCATCCATTTCGCGGATTCCGGCATCTGAATGGGCGCGTCTATGTTCTTCGTCACCACGTAGATCGCCTGCGCCCGGCGCTTGTTGCGTTCCCGGCAGGCTTCCTTGGCGAATACCGTGGGGCATACCGGTCTGCCGCCGCGGGTCTTCTCGTGGACCATGGCGATGATTGGCAGGACGGGATCTCCATCGACATCGACTCCATAGGCGTTCGGGATCTCGTCAACCTCTTCCATGCCCTTCCCGGTGCGCTGTGGAATCAGTTTTTTGCCGACCACGATGCGCAGATAGCGATTTTCCACGACCCTCTGCCATACCAGCGACCCTTGAACGAGTTGCGCCCTAACTTCGGCATCCGCCTTCTTTTTGAACACTTCCCGCGAGTATCCTCCGGCCTGGTCCGGTGTCATCAGCCAGATTTCCTTGTCGCGTTTCAGGATGTGGGCCTCGATCTCCCAAATATTCTCCTTTTCCTCCGGGTATTCGTCGGGACCGGCGGGAATCTCGTCCTTGGTTCCCTTGGTGTAGCTGTCGGCGCCCGTCACGGTATCGGTTATCGGGTTCGTGTCGGGTTTCTGGACGCCCTCAAACTGAAGATCCTCGTCTTTGATCCCATCGTAGGTCTCCTTGCAGTAGGTCTTTGATACCAGGTGCGCCTTGATCACCGTCACGTCGGACAGATCGGCTTTCCGGCAGTGCTGCATGTCGAAGTAGAGCGTTTCGGGGTCGAAGTTTCCCAACACCACCTTGCCGTAAATGCCTTTCGCCGGGTCGTGCTTGACATCCATGCATGGCAGGCCGCTGATTTTCGCCTCTTTTACGAATTCAAACAGCTCTGTTCCGCCGTCGTTCTGCGCCCATACCTGGTCGTGCGCCCGTTTCATCAGTTCCGCGACGTACAGATCCCCGGAACCTACCGGAAGGAACTCGACGCCCGGCTTCTGGTCGGTCACAACCGCCGCGCTGCCCTGGACGCCCTTGTAGAGATCGTTGATCGTGAGCGGGATCATGTCCTTGTCGGACATCTGTTTCTTTTCTTCCTCCGTCCAAATCTCTGATTCATAGACGGCGGCGTGGCATTCCTTCCTCATCTTCAGCCATTGCTTGCGTTCCGGCTGCTCCATGTATTTCTTCAAAAGGCGGTACACCTCTTTGACCTTCGGGTCCGCGTCGGAAGCGTCTATTTTCTTGAAGTCAATGATGTCGTTCATGTGTCCCTCATCTTTTTAACTTCGCCCTTGATCCACCTGTTTCCGCTCTTGACCAGCGTGATGTACTTCCGCCCCTTGAGCTTCTTTCGGATCACCTTCCCACCGGCATGAACCGCTTTTATGAAGGCTTCGCCCATGTCCTCACCTTCAGGTAGATCCAGAGCGGGGAGTAGGCGACGAGCACAATGAGAAACAGGATCGTCCCGCACACTACCGCGCCCCTCGGAATCCCGACATACAGTTCACCCATCGAAACCTCCTGCTATGCTCCTCAGCCTCGGTTGTCTCTCCACCTGGACCATGGGGATGATCTGCTGCTGCAACAGGATGCAGTCGGGCGCCACAGAGTCGATCGTCGGCACGGCCGCCCCTTGGATCACAAACACGTTGAACACGGCCGACATGATCCTTTGCCGTTCCTCGTTTGAAATCTCCCCTATCTGCTGCCCCGGCGTCTTGATGAACACCTGGCGGTTGAGGTAGGTCCTGAACGCCTGCAGGCGGTAGCCGATCTCTATTCCGTCAACCTTCACGGTCCAGATCCGCTTTCGGTCGGCTTCCGTGAATGTGCCGCCCCGGAGCGCAAGGTCCGGCAGTCGGCCTACGTTGTCGCCGTGGTCTTTGAGGTCTTCACAGGCGCTCTGGAGCCCGGCGTCGCCTTTCAGGATGTCAGTTTTGTCTTCGCTCATAGCTTCCCTATGATGTCCGAGGCCAGTATCAGCACATACTCCACGCCGTTATAGACCGTGTTCAGGGTGCTGGCCTGTCTGTAAAAAACCTGGTTGCCGACTGAAACGCTGGTCACGCCCGCGGAGATCAGTGCGACCTCGCCGCTCATCATTCCCCCTAACGGCTCTTGATCCTTGATCGCCACAAAACCGTTAATGATCTGAATCGCCATAGAACCCTCCTACGCCGCCCATGCTGTCTTTCCCGCCTTTTCCTGCTGCCATCTCTGCACCCAACCCTCAGCCTCGGGGATGATCTGCTCGGGAGGCCCCAGGTATAGGCTTGCCTGAATCGTGCAGCCTGCGCCCATCACGCAGTCGCCGAGCTTGTTTTTCTCCGGCCCGAGTTTGCCGAGCTCGTCTTCGATCCACGTCTGGCACTGAACGAGCAGTTCCGCATCCCACAGCGAGCCTTTCATCTCTTTCAGCCACCTGCGGAGATCCCCGCACAGCTCATGTTTGTTCTGCTGTGATTCATGCCAGCCGTACTCTTTCGTGGCCTCCTTCCCGGTCCTGCCGCTGACCATCCTGACGCTTTGGTTGGCCTTCAGCTCCTCCAGGCGCTTCACGGTCGTCTGGCCTGCGCCGGTGCGTTCCACGGTGATCACGGCCCGGTCATAGTAGTCTGACGCCATGGAGAGCTGCACGGCCCACTCGTGGGCGCTGATCCGGTTTGAGTTGAGCTTGCAGATGATCTCGTCGAGGCGCCGGTCGATCACATAGCCGACGCTGTACGAGGAGCCAACGCCTTCAGAGACATCGGAACCTATGGCGTAGCGGCGCTCCCAGGCGTAGCCGTCAAATCCCTTCGCCAGACGGTAAGGGTAGCGCCAGAGTTCGACGATCCCTCCGCGTTTCTCCTCAAACCTGACCTCCTTGGTGCGCTCATCGCGGATGAACTGCCCCCGTATCCCCGGCCTCGTGTGCGTGTGCCGCGCCAGGACATCGCCGAAATAGGAGGACGCTATCGCGCTCACGGCCTCGTCTTCGGTCTCCGGGTAGTGCCAGAGAATGTCTTCCCTGCTCATCCCGGCCGATTCCATCCGGGCCCGGAAGTCTGCCGGCCGATCCGGGCAGGCCATCCAAGGCAAAAAAATCCGCTTGAATTGGTTGATTCCGCTCTTGCTTGCGAGGTACATATCCCGCACAAAGCCCCAGCCCGGGCCGCTTTTGACGCTGTTGGCGATCACAATCACCTGGCCCTTAGCGGCCTCGATGCCGGGATAGCTTGAATTGTAGATGCTCGACACTTCGCGGATTGTGTGCGCCTCGTCGATAATGAGGATGTTCGGGGTTTTGGATTCCGCGCCCATTTCGATTGTCGGCATGGATTTGATCGTCGCCACGGATCCGCCGGCATGTGCAAATTCCACCTGCATCTTCGTTCTGGATTTGATCGGCGGGACCAGCCAGTTAGGCAGCCTGTCCATGATGAAATAAACCCGGTTGAGGAATTCAATCGCATGGTCTTCGGACGCGGATATGATGATCGCCAGGAACAGCGGGGATCTCATTGCCATCCATAAAACATAGGCCGCTGCCAGCCAGGTGAGACCCACCTGCCGCGTCTTGAGGAGGATCAGGAGGAGGGAGCTTATGACGTCCGGGATGATCTCGCGTTGCGACTGCCAAAGGGTGAGTTTGATCGGGCGCTTGTGCTCCTTGTCCTCGATGAACACCCAGGTATCGAGGAAATACAGGAACGAGCGCCAGACCGCCGCGCATTCGTCAATCTTTTGGTTTAACGTCAGCTCCATCGCCCAGCCTTGCCGCCACCGCGGCCATGAGAGAACCCGTCAGATCGACCTCCTGCTTCTTTGGGGCCTCGTCGCCATAGAGCCCGATCACCGTCTTCACCGCGTCAAGCTGCACGCGGTTGTCGGGAACATCGACGAAATCAACCGTGCCTCCGTCAGCCTCCTTCCCTTTAATACAGGAAATCGACTTCGTGGCATCGCATAAGCTCTTGAGTTTTAAGAGATAAAAGGACCGGGTGAGACCGTGCCGCTTTAAGAGGCGTTCGGTTTTAGAGATTGCGATGTTTGCGGCTTGTTCTTCTTTTGTGATCACGGCTATAGTGTTTCACAGCCGCGGAAAAGGTGTGAGATGTCAAAGGCAGGTTATTTTCGGGTCATATGCAGGTTATAGGCTATGAGATATTCTTTATACTCCGATAAAATCATCATTGGTCGGCCTGATGTGGGATCGACTTTGAATAGTTTTCTAAACCCAGGGTATTTCTTCTTCTTTAGCCATATAGTTTTCCATGACGATATATGCAGCGCCTTCAGGATCTCCTTCCGGCCTATTGCGATTTCATCCATAATCACTCCCCAAGTAGTTTATTTTTTGTCGCCAATCCAATCTTACAACCCTTGCAATCATCGTAATGGTTGCCTGAATAGTCAAGGCATTCCGCCCGCGTGATCAGGTCGTTATAACAAGGGCATTTAACTTTGTCCGCTTCTGGATCGCCAAGCATAAGGTCAACGGCCGTTGATCCGTCCATGATATTCATTCGTTCAAGGGCAGAAATGACACGCTTGTTTTTTGATTCTACTGCATACGCCTGTATCGCAAGTGTAGCCCATTTCCTTGCTTCACGTGCTGCAGAAATAATAATTTCAGCATCGTTTTTTGAGATTTCTTTTTTTTCTAATTGTTTAACTATCTTCATAATTCTTTCTATATTATCTATTATTAAATTCATTTAAGGCCTCCTTTAATTTCCTTAAATCGCTTTTTAATGTTCCAATTTCACACATTTTCCTAAATGATTTTATTATTTCTTCTGCCTCGTTATTAGAGATTGATATTCTTATCCTTTCGTCGGTAATCACAATAATTGCCGCTGCTGCCGCCTCATAAGTTTTGAATGTTTTTCTAAATCTCTTTCCGTCTTTTCGTAAATCAATCTCAAATGATTCCCCTCTTTTTCTAATTACAGACATGTTTTATTTTCCCCCTCCTTTCGCGGCCATTTCGAAGACCCTTCCGATTGCCATCATTCCGTCCCTGGTGGGCGGTCCTTTGAATGATTTTGCCCGTTCCTCGTGCTCTCGGGCGTTGTGTTTTCCGTCCTCAATTTTCAGAGCTGCTTCGAGGTACTTTCTTGGGGCCTCTATTCTTTCCCCGTTTTGGAGTTGTTTTTGGAGGCTTTTCAGGCAATGCATCATCGCTGCGTGATTTTTCTTTTTTATATTTGCCTCTATGAAAAGCATGACCTCCCTCATTTTGTATTGGTTTCTGGTTTTGTTGCCGATGTCTTCGGTTATTTCCCGGAGCTCTGTCATAAGGGCGTCGGGTTCTTCTGGTTCCGGTTCTTTTTCTAAGGGAGCATTTTTTGAGTTATCAACAGGGGGGTCATCCTCTCTCGCGCGCGCGTTAGCTTCTCTTAACTTCTCTTCTCTTAACTTAAGCGGGAGTTCGTCCGGAGTAGGTCCGGATTCGCTCCGGAGTAGGTCCGCCGATGGTTCTGGTATGCGAGACGGTGCCTCTCTATCTTTGCGTAAATTCTTTTGATTTTCCTCAAACTTCATTATTTGGAGATACTTTTTTGATCTATCTTTGGTTGAATAAAGGATTATCAGGCCGATTTTATGAAGTTCCAGCAGCGTGCTGTTGATAACTTCGGGTGTGATGTGATCCAGGAGGGGGGCAATATCAGCCTTTAGCAGCCTCGGATCTGCCTCCATTCTCCCCTCAACATCGGTATAGGGTATCAACCATGAATAGATCATCCTGGCTGTGTCCGATGAAAGATCGGCAATCTTGTTTGATCGCGTCACTCTTTTTGAAAGCATTCTCCCGTCTGCCATTTTTTTATCCTTTCTGCAGTATCGTCCTGAAAATATCCCACATGACCAGGCACATGTACCTGACAATCTTCCGCGCTCCCCTGTGCATGGAGCGCCCTTCCGGGTTTGGTTGCATCCTGACGGGAATCTCTGTGATCCTGAGCCCCGCCCCGTGGAGACCTATGATCGCGTTGGCGTCGGGGTACTCCGTGGGATTGTTCAGACAATGCTCCATCGCCTTCCGGTTGAGGCATTGGTATCCGGATGTCGGGTCTGTGAGCTTCATGCCTGTTGCAATCCAGACCACGAGGCGGAAAAACATGACTCCGACGGCCTTTGAAAACTCTACAGGGTATCCATGGAAATACCGTGATCCGATGGCGACGTCATACCCCCCTGAAAGGACCGTCTTGATCATCCTCAGAATATGCCTGGGGTCGTGCTGGCCGTCGGCGTCGAGCTGCACAATGCAGTTATGTCCGCGTCCCAGGGCATAGGAATACCCGGTCCGCAGAGCGGCCGCATAACCCCGGTTTTCGCCGTGCCTGATGACATGCGCGCCGGCCGATTGCGCCGCGGCCGCCGTCCGGTCCGCCGAGCCGTCGTCGATCACGACTGCGGGGCCGTATTGCAGGCATGACGCGACGATTTTTGAGATGGTCCCTTCCTCGTTGTATGCCGGGATAATGATCAGCATTTCTCCCCCACGATGATATGATGCAGGCTGATAGGCCAGAAACGGAAGGGGATGGAGCGGGCCGCCGCGACCTTGAATCCGTAAACTTCAAACGCAAATCCGGCGAACCATGGAGACCATTGCCATACATGCCCCCTGTCTTTGAATATCTCCCCCCACATTCCGCACAGGAACCAGGCGAACTTGAACGTCCGATCGTTCGGGAACAGCATAATCAGCCGCCCACCAGGCTTCAGAACCCGCTTGATTTCTGCCATTGCCACTGTGGGCGCGTCCAGGTGTTCGATGACCTCCAGGAGCGTCACGGCGTCGAAAGTCGCGTCCGGGAAGGGGATGTCATAGGCCGAGCCCCGTACGTCCCCCTGGTCCAGATCCATACCGATGGCGCCGGGGATCTTTCTCGTCGTGATCATTTCCCCGCAGCCCACGTCGAGGATCTTCCCCGAGGGAACATGTTTCATAACCTCCCGGTCCCGATAGTCCCAAAACCATCGGCCTATCCCGCCCTGTTCGTAGCGTTCACGCTGGCTCATAACATCGCCTTTATGCGTTTAGAGAACTTGACTTTCGGTTTCCATCCAAGAACGAATCTCGCCCGTCTAATATCGGCCTGCGATTTCCGAATATCGTCAGTACGGGAAGAACCATGTACCAGGGGAATATAACGCCCCGCCGCTATTGTCTGTGCGATCTCGTTGATTGATATGCTCTTCCCGCTTCCGATGTCGTACGTTCCGGCAGTTTTCACAGAAGCGGTCCCGCACATCATCATTGCTCTCACCACGTCGTAAACGTACACCATGTCCCGCCTCTGATACCCGTCGCCGTTGATCGACAATGGCTCCCCGGACCTTGCCCATCTGATGAATGTAGGCACGACGCCTCTCTTTGCCCCTCGCCCATACACGTTGAACAGTCTCAGACGCCAGATATTCAGTCCCGGAAATCCGTCGCAGATGAACTCCCCCGCCTGCTTTTGCCGCCCATACAGAGACCAGCCGTACACCGCAGCCGATGACGCGAATATGATCCGCTTTACCTTCCGCTTTTCCGCGGCTCTCAACACATTCAGCGTCCCGGTGATGTTCGTCCTGCCGCTTCCGACAAGATCGGCCTCCGAATCCTCAATCGACGAGACGGCAGCCAGGTGGAATACCGTCCTGACCCCCTTCATCGCCTTTTGAAGGGCGTCGAAATCGCGCACATCATTTCCGTATTTGAGGTCATAGATCAGCACCGTACACCGCTGCCGACGCAGCGCCGTTGCCAGGTGCGTCCCTATGAATCCGGCCCCGCCTGTGATTAACGATGTCATCTTCCCCCCTTGAGATAGCGACGGATCGTCCACGGAACGGAAGCGACTATCTGCCGCCAGGTGAAATGCTTCATCATGATCTTGATCCGGTTGCGTTCGACGTAGTAGAGTTTTTTCAGGGTGTTCCTGGAGCCCTGGTGAGTGACAATGGCCATGGGTACGAAGATGTATTCCCATCCCGCACGATTCGCCCTGATGCCTAACTCCGTGTCCTCGTTGTACATAAAGAACGATTCATCGAAGAGGCCGATCTGATCGAACATGGAGCGGCGATAGAGGGCCGCGCAGCCGGACGGAAACCATTGGGCGCCCATGCTTGGGAGAAACCGCGTTCCCGTTCTTGCAAAGCACATCCCATTCCCGTCCGGATAGACGTAGCAACCGCAACTTTCACACTTCCCGTCCGGGCGTATAACCATTGATGAAAACATTCCCGCCTTTGGGAACATATCCGCCGCTTTTACAAGCCACTCAAGCCACCGCCGTTCCGCCCTCGCGTCGTTGTTGAGAAGGGCGATGTATTCCCCCTTCGCCTTCCGGATTCCCTCGTTGCACCCGCCCGCAAAGCCTCGGTTTATCAGGTTGTTGTTCACGATTATGGTCTCAAAATCCCGGAAGGTCTGAACAGCCAGGGAATCGAGGCAGTCCCGCAGCAGGCCCTTTCCGTAATCGACTATGACCACAGATACTTTCGGCATGAATTAAACCCCTTTTTTATCCCCGCCTTGACCATCTCCTTGAAAAACGGATGAAACCAGGCTTTCCGTGCGGCAAGGAAAAGCCGCTGCCGGTGAAACTTCGCGTATATCCGGTCCATGTCCTGCCGGGTGAGGTGCTTTGACATGATGATCGGGTTTGATTTTTTGGTGTAGTAGACGTTGAGCCGGTTCCAGTCCATATCCTCGCTCACGAGACCGCGGGCCTGCGCCTCCTCCCATACCGGAGTTTCCGGGAACGGGACCAGCGGGAACGTATCGACAAAATCAAGCCCTGAATTTGCAATGAAACGGTAGGTGTCCATGATCTCCTCTTCCGTTTCGTCCGGGGAGCCGATGACGAAGCTGGCCGTGGCCGCGATGCCGTACTTGTGGAGATTCCGGACGGCGGCATAATTATCCTCGACCGATACCGACCCGCCCTTGAGATATTTCAGGGTTCGCTCGTTCCCGGATTCCAGGCCCATCCCCACGGACACCACGCCCATTGATGCCATGATCTCGCATACGTCCTGCGTGACCAGGTTCGCCCGTGCGTTCAGCCAGAATTTGAGTTTAGACAGGACCGGATCTCTGACGATGATGTCGTGAAGCTTCTCAAGCCGCGGGCGATCGGCAATCATCAGATCGTCATAGAAATTCACCCGCTTGACGCCCATAGAGGCCATTTCCCGAAGCTCTTCGGCCACATATTCAGCGGAGAAAAACCGGACCTTCTGCCAGTAACGGGAGGAAAAACAGAACGTGCAGCGGTAGGGGCAACCTCGGGAACTGAAAAGGCTGCTCTGCACCCGGATATTCAGCAAGTCGCGGGCCGGCCGGGGGATGATGTCCAGGGGTTCGATTAGGGGCGAAGAGTAGCGTTCCTTTACCGACGGGTAATCAGCCAGCAAATCAATGATGGCGCTCTCCCCTTCCCCCAGGACTGCAACGTCCATGTCCTCGGTCATGGTCTGCGGAAGCGCGGTTATGTGCATCCCGCCGATGATGACCGCGGCGCCGGAGAGCTTAGCTATCCGGGCGTACTGCTTTGCNAATCCATAGTTCTGTGAAACGGCTGTNATTCCTACNATCTCAGGATGAAAAGATTTGATTGTCTCGGGGATTTTCCGGTCAACNATNCNGATTTCAAACGCCTTCNGNCCGAAGTGNTGCCNGATGGAGCTNGCCAGATACCCGAGCCCCAGGTTCGGCCAGCGGTACTGAACCTCCGACAATGGGTCAATCGCGTTNACGAAGAGGATTTTCATCTCCCCGGCCTCAATAAAAAGCGTTCCTGCAAGCCCATCCCNTCAATCACNTCATCCACCGAGCGGGCNACNAANGCGATTCCGCCCTCGCGGTTGATCGCCTCAATAAACCGTTGCTGGTGATCGGAAACGATTCCCCGTTCCGTCTTCACCTCGATCCCGAGCATCCTCCCCTGATAAACGCCGATGATGTCCGGGACGCCGGGGACGCAGCCGAGGCCCTGGGCGACCTTCCAATGGAACACGCCGACGGACTTCAGGAGTTGCCGGATCGCCACCGTGATGTCGTGCTCCGACGCCCGATATTTCACTTTGTTTTAGCCTCCCGGAGTTCCTCTGTGTTTTCGTGCTCACTCCCCGACACCGTAAGGATTCGCCACGCCTTCCATTTGCCTCCGGGCTTAATGCTCCTGACGCGCCAATAATAGGTGCCGTCGGCCAATTCG